CCTTCTTCAGGGACGACGTTCCAACCAAATTTACCTGCCTCATATTCTTCTTTTCTTATGTTAATAGAATCACCCTTCGTGAAATTCTTTAACTTCTCATGTAGGGCATCTGTTGCAAATAGTCCAGTCTCTTCACCGTCTTTCTCGAAGCCATACAAATGATACATTCCATAAGCATTCGTATCTTCTATTGGGGTGTCGTACAGAAACTTAACTACGTTATCTGTATTTGCCATTATTTTTAAGGTGTTTCTTTTCATTTATTCTCCTATTAGGTGTTTTAAAAGTATTGGGGTTAATAGATTCATTGATTCATCCCCATTTTCCATCGACAAGCCAGTGGGGTAAGCCTCCCTATTTTTGTATTTTGTGAGGTAATGCTTTATCCCCTCAACGGCTTGTTCGTAGGTGTCTCTACTATAAGACACAGAACCTTCTGTATATTCATCAATACCATCCCATGAGACTGTGAACCAATAAATCATTTCTTGATTATCTCACATGAGTGTCTTTCGAGAAATCTAAATAAGTGTTCCTTTACCCAATTCACTTCTTCTTTGGACATTTCTTCGGGGAACTTTATCTCGTAAGAACCAGTTATTTCTTCTTTTTCCATGTTCGATTCTACACTATCTGAAATAAATATACAAGCATTATCTTGGCAAAGGTCTCATTAATTCACGTCTATCCTCTAAAGATAACACGCTTTTCAGTTTTCTTGAGAGCGAACCGCAACCACCGCATCGGTAAGATTCATACCTATTTGCATTAGTGGTATAATAACCACCGTTAGTATGAATATCGTCTGACCCACAAGTCGGACAAACTTCGCCACTCATATAAACCCCTACGTTTGGATGTGATTTTACCCAAGGTCTCAATTCGACATAGACTTCCTCTAGGAGCCTTACATCTTCCTCGTTATATGCAAGCATTTTTTGCAATGCTTCCTTGTTACCATCTAGGCAATCAGTCCATAGTTTGAAATTTGTGCTTATTTTGCCCTTATTGGTCATAATCTGTCCAAGATAATCTAACCTATTACTTGAGAAGGCAAAATTCCGCTTGGCAACCTTTAAGGTATCTATTGATTGGTATGGTGAAGGGGGAAGGTATCCGTTCATGTGAAACCTTGTATTGAGTTTTTTCAGGTCAAACTTATCACCATTGTGTGCAATTACAACATTCGCTTGATTTATCAAGTCCCATATACCGCCAAGAACTCTCTTGTCGTCCCTACTTTTAGCCTCTTTTGGAGTTTGAATGTCAGATATAACCTGAGAATCAAACAGCCATTTGGCTGACCAACTTAAAACATTCCAGTCTTTTATAACATTGCCGTGCTGAATATACTTGTTCCCGAACAAACCCCACACAAAGACCTCCATAGGTGTTGTTTCTATATCAAAAAGAAGTATCTTAGCACCGCTTGGAGATAGGTAAGATGAATCCCATTTACCGCAATCTACGCACCTAGTCCTTTGCCGTCCATCCCTATTCCCTCGTTTGTGTACATTGTCACTACCACATTTGCATCTCATATTAACTCCGATTTTAACCATTTATCTAAAGACTTTTTCCAGTCATCAAACGTTACATCACCTTTTTCATGCCTTAACCATACTTTGTCAAATTCTTCTTGAAGCCTAATTGCCATTCTTTTCATACGATAATCCAATGGTTTTTTATCTGGCATCAGTTTAATTTTACTAAAATAATGATTTAAGGTCTTTGCTGAAATATTCTCCATACTTCCCACTCCTTATGTCGTAAGTTAATTTACCTATCCCTGTATATCCGTTTTTATACTGAAAACGAATCTTTTGAACATGAATACCCACATAGTCATCATCGTCACTCTTATGACGGTGTACAGTTATGCAGTTATCCGCTTTGTTGTAAAAATTAGCCGAGCCACTTATGTCATAAGGCGTTGGCACGACCACTTTCCTGTTATTGTCACTTTCCATCTTTCTTGGATGTGCAACCACCCATATATGAATTTCATGTATCTTTGCAAATGTATTTAATGATGCAAGTATCCGAGATACGTAATTAGTTTCATTCTCTGAATCACGGAATTTATGCTCTACCGTATTCCAAGGGTCAATTATGAGACCATTTAGACCGTAGCGGAAATTTAAAATTCTTGCTTGGTCTAATATACTCTCGATTGTAACCGTGTCTTCTTGAGTCCCAATGAATTTAACGTGGTCGTTTAATATACCCATTGCATTTCGAGCAGTATCTTCATCGACCCTCTCATCTCCCCAAAAAGGCTTACCAGTAAATTTACCAACCAATTTTAAAAGATGATGTTTGACTGGGAAATTCTCAGCAGAGAATATACCAAACTTCCAACCGTAATCCTGCACCATGTTAATCATTAAGGCATCCATCCATTCCGATTTTCCCATATTGGGAACCCCAGTTATAATTGTCACCTCTGAGGGGGAGACTCTATAAAAGGTATCGAGACCTTCCCATCCAGTAGATAAGCCCATAGAGTCAGGTTTTTTTAGAAGGTCTATTGAATCCTCCAATACATCACTAACAAGCACAACTCCGTCAATTGGGTATGGATGGGCATCAGTTATAATATCGGTTATTTTGTCTTCACCATACTTCATCAAGACATCATTCATGTCCTTACAATCCGTAGGGTATGTGACTCGGTAACACTTTTCCTTGCCGATTCTCCTAGAGAGTTCATCCCTCATCGCATGACCGCTTGGGTCATCATCCATCGCTAGAATAACCGTTGTGGCATTCATAATATGCTCTTCGGCACTCAAGAGATAGCTAAATTTCCTATCAGTAGCTTGGGAATTTGGGGCAATAGCACCGTCGGGTACACTGACTACGTTATTATAACCTGCCTGCACCATACTTAGGGCATCCATTTCACCCTCTGTGATTATAATAGCCTCCATACCGACCATACTATCAAACCGATAGAAACATTTCTCAGCATCTTTGGATTGCCTAAACTTCTTATCTGAGGTTCGTGATTTTATATTAACAACCTCACCGTCCTTATAAAAAGGGAACTGAATCCATCTGTTTTTATAACCGATACCTGCATCTGCAACAACATTCTCACTTATACCCCTACCCTTAAACCAACTTATAACTTCATCGGGTAGGTCAGTTAAAGGCTCTTCGGGTTTTACTATTGGTCTTTCCTTGTTTTCTGTAGATTTATTAATAGTCCCACTCCATCCGCAATGGTGACATTTATAAACACCCTCATCTATATTCACGCTCAAACATGGGTCAGAACCTTTTTTACGAGTATGAGAACACTTAGGACAGTTTGTTTTTTCCTGCCCAGAAGAATGTCTTAGATTAATCCCTAATTCGTCGAATGTCATCGAGATATCCCCTGTGCCTGATTTCCACAATAGTCTGAGATACAATAAAATCATCCAAAGTGGTTGATAGCTTTTTTGCTTGAGCTATTGTAAGATGACCCCAATCATAACCAGAACTTCTACGTTCATAATCAGAAAGATTTGAACCTTCTTCGCCCGTATCTTTGCTCTCAAACCTTATACTGAACATACCACCACGAATAGAGGTTTTCATCCACATAGTATCATAGTAACAATCTCGGTCTTGTACTGTTATTTTCATTTGACAACCCCACACTCGGGACAGTCTTGGGCTACCATTGGCAACCGATTAAAGGCTTCATTGTCGATATAATAGAATCCATCAGGGTCGGTACTCCAAGGCTCCGAACATTCTCCACATCTCTTTGGCTGATTTTTGTTCCTCTTTTTAAAGTCCCTACCTTTTTGGATAAGTTCACCCATATCGTTTTTAAGGTCGAACCACTCTTCGTTGAAATAATAAACAAGACTCTCAAATCCGCTTAGATACCTCGTTTGTATTTTCTTTTCTTCGCTATAATTTGAAGCACCCGAACTTGGCGATGCAAGTCCATTCCTTACCATTTCCCTTACTATTGGGTTTCTTAACCCACCGTGTGTTATCATTGTATTGTCCTTTATTTGGCGATATTTAGTACCATAGAGCCACTTTTATTGCTTATTGGTACCAAGTATCAGTTATTAAATTTAAGCTGTAAATTGGCGAATTTAGACTGCCCATTTTTAGATTTAGTTCTCAATGAACGAAGGCTCATCAGGTTTGACGACCAGAAATCATCATCTGTTGCCCATCTTATAACATCTCGAACCTCTTTTTCACCCCATCCGTCATTAGTTATGAGGTCAAACAGTGTATTAACACTACCTTTTGTCAAATCATTATCACTGAACCAATCGGACTTAACATGATTAGGAAACTGTTTATGTTTTGCTATGTAAAAATCCGTTACTATCTTTTTTAAATACTCTAACTGCCCTTGCGTTATGTTTTTATTGTAATTAATACGATGCCTCTTATTAGAGTATATATATGTTATATTATTATTTATAATAATAGGTTCGTCTGTGTCGGTACTGGTTTTCAATTCCACACCCTCTGAGACTGCTGTTAAATCAGGCTCTACCCCACCTTGTAAATCAGACATGGTTTTTTCCAATTCTGAATTACCCCCACCCTGAAAATCGGACGTGGTTTTTAA